CGATTACTTTCTGTGTTTGTTCGTTGAGTTTTGTTTCCAACTCATCAACGGACTCAGCAAGTTCATCAACTAGGTCAACTTTAGATTCTGGAACATCGATGTAAGACTCAGTAAAGAGGTCTTTCATTTTCTCCATGAAAGTTTCAGCAATCTCAGTACGCAGACCATTCTGCACAGCAAGTTTGTTGTCTTTCATCCAAGTTTCAACTACATAGTTTAGGTAATTATCCACTTTCTCTACAAGGTCAGATTTAGTTGAAGATACTTCTTCTGCTAATTCTGCTTTGTATTGGTCTTCTAATCTGTCAACTTCTTCTGAAAGTTTTGATTTTAGAGCGGACTCAAAAAGTATTGCGGTTTTTTGCTTAAACTCTTCGGAAAGAGTTGCTTCAGACTCAACCAGTGCTTCTAATTCAGCAGAAGTATCTACAGTTGTTTCAACAACAACTTCACTATCTTCCATATCTACTGACTCTGCGTGATAACTTGCATACATGCCTTTCATGTCTTCTTTAGACATTTTCAACATTGTGTTAGTCATCGCACTAATCATACCCGCTTTTGTTTTTGGGTGGACTTTCTTAATTTGGGGGGGAGCATCTTTTACTACTTTAGAAACTGCAGCAACTTCATCTTCTGGTGTTGTTGCTTCAGGGTCTTCTTTAGGTTTTGGTGCTTTACCGTCCATCTCTTCGAGAGTTTGTTCAACGATTTCGTCTGTTACTACATCGTCGAGGTCTTCATGTTTTTCAGTCATAATGACTCCTTACATTTTAGTTTTTAGTAACGAGAGGAAATTCTTAAACTCTCGAACACTGGTCTCATACAAGACCGTCTTCGGAGCATTCTTTATTTCAATCTCCATTTGTTCAATCACTTGAGGTTTAAGGACACCGTTATCCCAAATCCAATCAACACCTTCCATTATACCATTAACAAAAGCATCTGGTGCTGATGGGTCTTGTACGATGTCAACCGTACTAAGAATAAAGTCGTCTTTCACGACCATTGCGTCACCCTTTTTCTCAAGACTACCCATACCACGAGTTGACACACCTAGTTGTACACCACCATCAAGTAGACCTTTAACAATCTTACCCATCGGAGTATCCAATATTTGTGCCTTTCCTACCACATCAACACCCTCTAATTTGAGGTCGGTGATTAGGTGAGAAACTTTATCCAAGTTAACAGTTGGACCTTCGGGATGATTTAACTCACCGACTGCCCTCTTTTTACTAACTTGGGTTTCAACGTACTGTTTAACTGCCTTTTCCATAATTGGTTTAGGGTAAACTCGTCCGTTTCTATTCTTTTTATCTGCCTGTGCGAATACACCTTCTATAACGTATTTCTTTTCGCCATCAGATTTTTTCTCTACAATACACTGTAGAGTTTCGTTTTCTGTAAATTCTGTAATTAACTTCATATATTTTCCTGTTTACATAAACATGTCATTTAAATCATTTAATAACTTAATTAGTTCATTTTTATTTTTAGGAATTTTTAATCCTAATGCTTTTAACTCTTTTACTGGCATTGTTTGTTTACCAGCATTCATTCGGGCACCAGTTATCTCATAACTGATACCTTTTGTAGTATCAAAGATAGCAGTCATTTTATCACCATCTGCTTCCCTAGGAAGATTTATAGTTACTGGACCTAATTTTGCCTCATCTAATTTTGCCTCATCTAATTTTTTTCTCATTTCTACAAAAGTTAACATTTACTATTTCTCCTTAGGTCAATTCTTTTATAATTTTTTCTATTGCTTTCTTGGCGTCATTTAAACTATCATAGTGGTCTAAGTGATCACCATCAACATACGCAACAAAACCATCTTTTCCTTGAGTCACAAGTACAGGAATTTTCTTGATTGTCTTTTTGAAGACAACCTTTCCCTGTGGTTTACGACCCGCAAGTTCTGTTATGAGGTTTTTATAAGTTTTCATACTTCTATTTATACATATTTATTTTTATAAAATTAACTATTTTATTCTATTTCTGCGACTATTTCTTCGTCAGATATCTCCATTTCGGTATCAGGAACCTCTCCATTAAAGATTTGACCTGCAACAGATACTCTTCCCGCATCTAATGCTTCTATTTGTTTATGTTGTAATATAGAATCAAACATATCTTGTGCTTTATTTAATTGACCATCACCTATGTGGTCTATCATTTGTGCTAGTGCTTCATTACTCATTTCTAATAATCCTATTGTTCATTGTCATCAGGTTCGTCGTCTTCTACAGAATTCTCACCCTTGACTTGGTCTTGCATTTGTTTAATATCGTCATCATTCATCATCATGACATTCTTCATAACCCATTCACGTGAGAAGTACTCACCTACATACTGAGTTACTTGATCAAGTGTAGAAATACGTTCTTGTAATACCTCAGCATTCTTTAGTTCTGTGAAATGGTTATCTCTTTGGAAGTCAACTTGAATTTGATTTTTCCAACTTTCCCAATCCTGTTCTGTTATGATACCTTTAAGAATAAGTTGTTTCTTTAATATACCTGTGAACAACATTGAAAATCTCTTACGCAATCTGTCAATGAACTTTTGGAACTTGACTTCATCACGATTAATTTCTGTAGTCCTACCAAGGGAGAACTGACTCTCTTGCTCTAGTCTGTTTAGTGGAACATTCAATGACCTATACATTCTCTTCTGGAAGTATACGATGTCATCAATCTGTCCGAGGTTTTCTCCTCCAGGAAGTGTAGTAATCTCTGTACCTCTACCACCTTCACGTCTTGGTAACCAGAAGTCTTCTAGCATAGACATATGCTTACGGTCATCTTTCAGATTACCTGTATTCGCATCATAGACTAACTTGTTTCTATAACGAGACATGATGTCTTTCATATATGCTTCTGATTTATTACGTGGCATATTACCTACATCAATATAGAATATGCGTCTTTCGGGTGCGCGTGCAAGACGATAGATAACAAGACTATCCTCTAGCATACGCAGTTGATTAATTGGTTTTAATGCCTTATGTAGATAGGACACAACCTGTTTTTTCGTTGGGTCAAGCAATCCTGATGTTACATAAGATACTGAGTCAGGTGAAAGTCTTACTCCAGCATTCGCTCCTGCTTTATCCTGAAATATATAAAACTCTTTTATCCCCTCAATAACTTTAGCATCTGTTTGAGGGTCTCTCTTGTATTTAACTTCTTTTACTTTTCGTATCTTAGATGCGTCTATAGGTCGTATTTCTTGTATACCTAATTTTAAATTCTTTTCATCTACAACGAGATGATGATATGTACGTCCATCTACATAGAATGAACGAAATATGTCATGCCCCAAATCATTAAACTTTAACATAGAACATATATTCATGAACTCTGTTTGCATATCATTTTTAATTTTATTGGGTGCTTCTATCTTATCTAGGTTTAAAGTCACAGGTGATTCGAGTTCACTTCCGACTATTGATTCGTTCACGATATCTTCAATCGCGGCATCTACTTCTGGGTGAGTTGCTACACCTCTATACTTCATCACTAACTGATGATTGTCTTTTGCCTGTCCGCCATCCATGTCAAGGTATTGACCGTAATGCGAACCCGACGCAGTTATGTAACCTGCACCATCATCATCTACGGGTGCAACTACAGAACGGAGTTTTTCTAGTTTCTTATCTTTTTCATTTTCTGAACTTGATTTTGCTCTTTTGAGTTCAAATCCAAATAGTTTTAAAACACTATTGTCTTCTGCCATTATATTTTCCTATTTCTAAGTTCCCTTCAGTATAAGAGACGGGGAATAACCCCGTCCCTATTCATATACTTATAATCAGATTAACTATAACTAATTACGATGTTGTTCCTGATTCCCAGTACTGGACTTGGAATTCAACAGTGAACTCTTCAATCGCGTCATTCGTTTCATACGAAAGGTCGATTGCTGATACACTTGTTGGGAAACAACCTCTGAAGTTGTATGTCTTCAAAGTAGAACCGTCACGGTCTAACTGTTCAACAATAAGGTCTGCTTGATAATCAATAGGATTTGTTAATCCTGTATTAGCAGAGTGACCATTCATACCATTCATCCATCTTTCCATTGCGTTACGGATTGAAAAATCTGTATCGTTAATGATAGTTGGTGACCAAGGTTCAAATGTTCTGTCTCCTGCCATCTGTAGTGTTCTACCACGGAAGGGAACAGCAAGTGCTGCCATTGTTGAAGCAGGGAGTTGAGCAGACTTACATAAGAAGGAAGTGAGTTCTACATCACCACCTGCATATGCAGGAAAGTTAACAGTTGCTTTGAAGAGATTGGGTCTTGCGCCCCCACCTCTGAGTTTGGACTTAAAGTCATCTACGCCTAAAATTGCCATTGTCTATATCTCCTTAAACTGTGCCAACGACTTCTTCAAACTCAACACCCGTCCTAACAGCAACAAAGTTAAGTGTTACATAGTTAATTGAGTGAGCAGGTTTGATGAAGATACTCGCGACAAATCTGTTTGATTCAACGACACTAGGAGGATTGTTAGACGCATCACATACGACACGGAAGTCCGTGATACCTCTACGACCTTTTATCTCGCGTAGGAATGGTTCCACAATGTTCACGAACTCTGCACGAGTAAACTCGTCATTGAATTCAAACATTACGTTTCTTCCTGCCGCACCTATTGCACGTTCTATACCCAAGAACAATCTACGAACGTTTATTCTGTCGAACGCAGATGGTCTAGATGAGTTTGTTTTATCACCAAACAACAAAATTCCTTCGGCAGGAATATTTGCTATTGGGTTGATACCTACTTTGTATAACGCATCTCTTTCTGCCTTTGTAGGAGAAAGAACAATATCTGTTATTCCAAGATATCTACCACGTCTTGACCCTGCTGGTGAGAACCAACGTGCAGATACAAGTTCGCTTGCTGCCATTATACCTGCTGTTGAGGATGCTGCGGGTATCTTGATGTACTTATCGTTATACTTGTCATACACTTTTAAGAAGTTATTGTCTTGTACGAAGTATGTTGACTTGGTGTATGTGTTGTTACATGCGAGAACTGCGGCATTTGTACCTGTCGTTACAACTGCAGTACGTGAAGGTGATGCAACTGCAACACAATCTTTACGTGCTCCTGCCGAAGCAATCAAGTCATTTACGACTGTAGTTGCATCTGAGTCTGATACTGATTCTGGTGCAATCAAGAAGTCTACTTCGATATTGTCTACATCTTCGAACTTATCGAACCCACGAAGAACATCGTCTGTTCCTAATGAAGATGATGTTACGCCACCTGTAAACGACCAATCAGATTGTGCAAGTTCTGCAGGGAATGATGCGGCAAAGTCTTCTGCTCCGGTTGTAGCATTATTGCCCCATTGTGCGCCAATGAAGTCGGATGAGTCAACAGATGCACTGCCAATTCGATGTCCTACGCCAGCATATACCCACTGAGATTGGTTCTTTAGAACATCTTTGAAGTATATTGATGCACCTTCTGAGTTCTTTGCGTTTTTCGCAACAGATAGGAAGGGATAAGTTTCTAGTACTGTGTTAGCAGTTCCTGAGATAAGACCATCTTCGTCAATAACTGCGATATGAACTTCGTCGTTCTTACCACCTAATGCAGATACGAATGATGAAGTTCCTGGTTTTGAGTCGAAGTTACCTTTGTATGCCCAAGCATTGAATGCTTTTGTACTACTGTCTGAGTGAGTACCAACCATAGAAACTTTGAGTGAGTTACCAAGTACTCCTGGATATTTCGCAATAAATGCGCCATCTGAGGAGTCAATAGTTGCATTTTCAAATGCATCTAGGGTGTTTATTGCTTGAGCGGTTAAACTTAGTGTTGAGTGTTGTGCTACGGAATTCTTTGCATCTGTATCTTGTTCACGAACAACATAGAGAGAGTTGGAATAACGTAGGAAATATGCAGCAGAATGAAAATCTACTGTATTATCGTCTGTAGGAGCAGAGAATGCAGAAACAAGACCTGTCTCATCTGAGACTAGTGTTGCAACGCCTACCTGTCCCCATCCGAAATTCCCGACAAATGCACCTGTTGAAGTTTGAACGTTCGGGACTACACCCGTTAGGTCAATTTCTTTAATGGTTACAGCAGGGGAAGCAGAGGGTGTAAAAAGTGCCATTTACTTTTCCTTTATAGTTATCTAATTATAAGTTAATCATAATACGTTTTTTGTTTCAATACTTCTATTTATACAAACAATATATTACAGATTACCATTCTTCTACAGGTTGCCACACAGTTCGATTATAAAACCCTTGGTCTGTTTCTCGTTCTCCTTGAGGTATATTGTCAAGTCCATCATCTATATATCCGACAGGGGGAACGTCATCTTCTATTGCCTTCATTCTTTTCGCAAACATCATATCCTTTAGATTTATATCTGTCATATCTGAGAAGTATTGAGTTGATACAAAGTAACCAAACATCACAAGGTTCATCATCAAGTCATCGTGGTTGCCATCTGACGCGGCATAAGAGTTCTTTCTTGAGGTGAATGTGGATATCTCTAGTATCGTGTGTTCGTCTACAATCTCTAGTTTCTTATGTTCAAGAATATCTTTGATTGCGGTACACCCAAGTCGTTTTACTTTACGGTTCATCTCAATCCCGATACGGTCTGCCTTGATAACACTTTCCATATGAATGTTATCGTATTCCATATCCTGATATAAACCATTACAAACTACTGTACCTTGGTCATTTGATTCTACGATTATGTATGCGTCATTGTAGAGTTTACCATACTTATATATAAGTGTAGGGAAGAGAAACGGAGATATATTATTATTGCGATAAACAGCAACCTGTGAAAAAGGTCTTTTGCTAATGTCGATTACCGTAAAGGTAGAAAAGTCCTGACCCCTTCCTTTCGCCACATCAACGGTCATGATGTATTCGTGACCCTTGACGGGTTCTTCATAGACCAATAGGTCGCCACCTTCGGCATATCGTTCGGGTGGTTTTGCGCGGAATGACAACAATGTCTCGGCATTGATGAGAGTATCACCTGTACCAAAGAAGGTGTTACCAAACTCTTGGTCAAACTGAAGTTTGGATGTATTCGCGATTGTTTGTCGTTTCCATTCCTCATCTCTTCCTGGCACGTCATACCAGTTTACGGTAAACGGAATAAACTCATTTGTCTTTTGTACCGCACCTTCCCATATCTTATGGTAGGTATTACCGATACCATTTGCGGTAGACGTTACAATCACCTTAGTATCCTTACCCGCAGAGATAACAGGATAGGTAGAAGTATAGAACTCGTTCGCTCTTTCCACAAACGCAAATTCGTCTAGGAACAATAAGTTCACGGACATACCACGAATAGAACTACCGCTGGTAGCACTCGCAATAATACGAGAGTTATTACTAAATTCTATTGAACCTTTATTGAGTGCCTTACATCCTGGTTGGAGAAAGAAAGGTAAGTTCTCCAACATAAGCGTGACCCTTGATAACATCTCTCTTGCCGTAGCACCTTTGTTAGCAAGTACCGCAATAGTTTTCTCACTATGAAAACAAGCATACCATAATATATATCCAACCGAACTGATTGACTTACCACTCTGTCTACAGGCAAGTATGATAGAGAAACGATTATTATTGAAGTGTTCGAACATCTTCTCTTGGTATGGATACAAGTCAAACGGGACTAGTCCATCGTCAAGGGATATTACTTTAAGGTATTTCTTACAGAAGTAAACAGGGTCTTTAGAACACCTAACGTATTCCTTTACTTCTTCTTCTGTAAAATTATGTTGGACACCATCTCGTTTAACATTTATGTTACCGAGATATGTGTCACTTCTCTGGTTCAACATCTATCACTTTACTTTCATTCTGTATTAGTCTCTGTAGGTCTGTTGTTGTTCCTACAAAAAGATTGTTAGTTACTGTCTTAGCATCCTGAACAATCTCTTCTTTATTGATGTCCTTGTTCTTCTTGTTCAAGTCCATCAACTTATCATTTACATCTGCGATACCTTTGATCATGTTTGATAATACTTCGAATGCACGAGGGTGTTCGCTCTCACGAGCAACTTCAATCATCAAGTCTAATGACTCTCGACCTTTTTCTATCAACTCATAATATGTATCACGCGAATATTCATAATCCGCTTTAATCGTTTTTTCTTCGCTCATTATCTTTCATCACTATCCAAATAGGTTAATGTAAATCCATAGTCACTATCCGCACTCACCCCAACAGGATTTGGAAGTATCTTAGTAGTATGTAGGTATTCGTCTGAGTCAGCACCTTGTAAGAAATAGTTTGTACGAACATCACGAATAACTTTCTGTCCATCATCTGAAAGTGGACCATGTAACAATATCTTCATATCAAAGTCAAGAGAATATACTATAGTTCTTCTATCGCCTAACGCACCCTCAAAGTTATCTTGCATCACAACACTATTTAGATTTACTGGAACATCTTCGAGTAATGTCGGTATATCGGCAAAGGGTTTTACGGTCACAGTATATTGTGGTGTGAAGTAAGGTAGTATCTGTTCTACGATTTGTAAAGCATCATCTTGTGATTTTGCATATATGTTTAGTTGAAAAGAAATATTATATGGAGTAGCAGAATAAAGTTTTTCTCTTGTATTAATACTGTTCGTAATCGCCTTAGATAAAGTGTTCATCTTAGGTAACTGACGAGTTGCGTCATATACCATATTTGTAATCTCAAATGACATACGTGGCAGTTTAATTGCTACCTTACGTTCCGCACCTTCTCCATTTGCCATATCTTCTATACGCGCAAGAAAGTTTTTCTTTGGTGCATATGACAGGGGAACCTTGACCTGAGATATAACTTGATTAGAAGCATTAGTCCTAATCACATTAAGATTATTAAACAGAGAACCAAATACGGAAACCGCAGTTCTAACTCTCTTGTGATAAAAATGACCACCAAACATTATTGCATATCTCCGAATGGGTTACTCTCTGAGAAGTCTAAGAAGTCTGACTCAAAGTCATCAAAGATTTTATTCTGGGAATCGTTCTGTATTTTCTGTAGTTCTTCAACGAGAGTAGGCGTTGCAGACTTATTACTTGTTGCCCCTGTCACAAGTTTAGTCGTACCAAACTCTTTGAATGTTCCGTCCGTTGAACCTGCGTGAGCAACATGCATAACTTTATCGGAGTCACTCCAACGAGTAATCTCACCCTTCATAGAGTATGTACTGAATGTCTGTGTTACTGTTTCACCTAATATGAAACCTGAACCTGAGTCTAATGTTAACTTATATTGGAACGCACCATCTGCTTCTATATTGTCTATATTCGCAATATTGGTATCGAAGTCTTCATCATTGTACTCGAACAACTCACACGATAATTTGTAAGTAGGTAGTTGACCAAGTTGGAAGAATGGGTCATAGTTGCTACACTTGGTTATCTCAAATATAGAGTTGGACATCGGTAGGTATATCAAGTCACCTTCACGAGGTCTAAAGTTATTCTCTGTGAGTTTACGACCAATCAGTTCTTTCCATCTTTTTATGGAAACAACGAAAGTTGCCGCATCTCTTATTTCAATACCAAACTTCTGGAAAAGTTCTCCGTCCCCTTCAAACTGATTACCGTCAAGATACATCTCAATCTTGTATGCTTGACCAAATCGTGAAGGAACATCATCAAGGAATACTTTATCCTTGTTGACTATTTCTCTTGGTAGATAATATAGGTCTTGACCATAGAACTGAAGTGACTCAATCACTAGACTTTCTACGAGAGTTTGTTCTGACCTTACATTATGTTTGAAATACTTACTAGTCGCCATTATTTATCCTACGAAGAAATCTACAGGTGTATCATACTCGTTATATATTCTTGCTCTTATGATTTCTATTTCTTGTTTAGCGTCATCCACAATCTGTCTACCATTTAACGTAACACCTCCAGGAAGTGTAATACCATCAAACTTGACAAGGTTCTCACCCCATTGTAGTTTGAGTAAAGCAGTTGTATATTCTTTCATAAATACATTATTATATACATTACCGAGAGAAGGGTCTGTAGATATATACATTTCTACCATAACCTTATTTCCTGCAACGAGTTCTCCTCCTGCACCAAGGTCGCCTTGAATATAAAGTTTTGAATCTATACGGTTGAAGTTTACCTGAGGATGACCTGTAAGTTTTAAATCTATAGTAGCAAGATATTGTTCCATTTGTTCTAAATAAGCGAGGTCTCCTATACCTGAAGCAAGGTCATTTATATCATTTAATCTCATTTGATATTTAAGGTCAAAGAAATTTACTGAAGACGTTGTACTGTTAATAGGGAATACTCGATTGACACTGAGTATTCTATCGTTGTATGCACCACCAAAAGCAGTATTTAAATCAATATACTTATTAGTGATCATAGCATCTGTTATGGTTACTGCTTGGGCAATCCTTGAACTACCTTCACTATTGTATTCCATGAACATCTGTAACGCATCGTCAAGTCGGTCTTCTATCTGTTCGTCATCAATATTAATCTCGATGACAGGGTGACCTAACCTACGAAGGCAGTAATCTATCAGTTGGTTCCTTGACTGTGGTTTCGCCATTTCTTAACTCCAAATAGCAGTTGCTATTGTTTGAACGAGAGCATCTTCACCACTTACATCAGTAGCGGCACCTCCATCCTCAACAAACTTTTTAAATTCTTTTCTTACAAGTTTACTAACATCCTCTACACCAGTTTCAGAATAGGTATCAAAAATGTGTACCATGATTGTAGGGTGTTTATCATTCGCAGTATCTGCCGCAGATGAATCTATTGCGGGTGTTACCACCACTTCACTTAACGCACTTGTTTTTGTTATTGCCATTTTATTTCTCTTTAGTTTACTTTCTACTCTTATTTATATCAAAAATACCTTCGGAATATTGGTTTTCTTTTTCATTCTTTTCCCAAAACTTCTTATCAACTTCCTCGAATATCTCTTTATTATACTGTTGTTCTTGCGTATGCTTTGACATGCGTTATAGTCTCCGATGTTGTATTGTAGACGCATCCCCATATAAACAATAAAGGTTCAATCGTATCGTCAGTTGTATCATAAGGAAAGGTGTACGAGTTTGCAGTACACCACGACTTCATAACACTAGGGTCTGCCTGAAAATATACATCTACATTCTCATTTATATTACTTGACTTGTCGTGTATTCTGGCATAGAACTGATAACTATGAGTTGGCAGTAATGCGTTTATCTCATTATAGGTATCAACATCAACTCTCTTCATTTCTGATTCGGGTATCACAAACTTTGCGAGTACATCATTCGTCACCGTATCAAACTTCAATCCATACCACTCTTTATATTCCTGATAGGTTGCTCCAAAACTATTCTTAATAGTATCGGTTGGTACATCAAAGTTATAGAACGAGATATTGTTATTTACATTATAGGGTGGTCTCTGAGCAGTATATTCTCCTACAAGGTTTATAGTATTGTTATCAAAAGAAGAGACTTCCCCTGAGAAATCATTATTTAGTTTCGTAACGATTGCTTGACCCTGAGTAGTCCCTACCGCATAGTCTGTCCTTGTCGCACTACCATTCAAGTATGTCGTATCTTTTACTTGGGTTTCGTCAAGAGAGAAAATTCTGTCTAGTTGTGTTTGTACTGTAGTATTCTCGTAGTATTTAGTTTCCGCAAATTTCTTAGACAAAGTTTCGTTAACACTATTGTCATCATTTAACTTAGAAGGAACTTCAACTAATATACCATCTGAATCAGTAAGTGTAGTTATAAGTATTGAGTCTCTCGTAATATGTGAATAAGCAAGTGTCATGGCGTTAGTTCCATAAAGTTAGTTTGACCAACGGTTGAACCAAATGCTTGTGCGAGTGTAACATCATCCCATTCCCATTTAGCACTACCACTAGTAAATGAGTATGTAGCATCTGCTCTATTTCTTGTAATAGTTACTGTTCCCGCAGAACTTTGATTCATATATATTTTGATAGAAGTAAATCCTGCGTTTGATATTGTCTCATTATTTTTATTAACTATAAGTGTTAATTTTTCACTTCCTGCTGAACCTGTTCTGACACATCGTACAATAGTAACATCTGTTTTACCATTAAAGGAACTTATTGTGTCGTCGCTCATACTACCAAAACTTCCACCATTATATCCAGATACCGAGAAATATTGACTTGCTTGATATCCTGTTACCACTGTACTAGAATGAATTAGAGCACTCGCTCCATACCATTCCTCGAAGTTCATTGCCGCACCATCACCTTTACTAATCAATCCTCTAATATCTGCATCGTTGAGAGTACAGGCAGTACCTGTTGTACCTCCCGCTGCAATATGAAAGTCATTTAAGGATATCATTCCTGATTCTGGTACTGGGTCTCCCATTATTTACCTTTTTTCAGTTCTTCGATTTCTTTTTTCAGTTCTTTTACTGACTCAACTAACAAACCTATTATTTGGTTATAGTCCACATTAAGTCTTGTGGAATCTTCACCTTCATTACTTAACTGTTTGACCTCTTTAACAGCACTAGGTAAAACTTTTTGAACATCTTGAGCAATAACACCTGCTGATGCTTCACCGTCTCTTTTCCAATTAAAAGTAACACCGTTTAGTTTTTGTATTTTTTCTAACGGACTTTCTATAAGTTCTATATTATCTTTTAGTTTTCTATCAGAACCTACCGAAGTTGAATAAGCAAATATGTTCGCGTCAGCATGAAAATCTCCGTTATCATTAAATAAGAACCTATTTGTTGTACCGTCTCTAATATACCAATCGCCAAGATTTAAATCAGTATACATATGCGAACCACTGAAGAAAAACTCTACATCATCACTACTACCAAATCTAAGGGTTATATTATCTGCTAAATCTATAGCACCATTTACACCTAAGACCCCTTGGACAGTTACTTGTGAATTATTAACCTCAAGTCTTTCAGTACCACCTGTCACAACTCTCCATTGGTCTGCCGCATGGAACTGCATATAAGTGTTTGTATCTGCATCGTGAAAAATTCTATCCCTTAAATAAATATCCTCACAATCATTGATTATATTTCCGTTCATTTGCAGTTGACCTGCCATCGTCAACGTACCTGTAAAGGTATCACTTGTATCGCTTCTAAGATATGAAGCACCTTGTACACCATCAAGTGTATCAGCATCTAATCCAGAACCTGAACCATCGTTTTGGTCTGACCACAGTTTCGCCCAAGAAGTGTTTGACCCACTACCACCGAATGTAGAACTATT